GCTTAGAATTCCATTTAGAACAACGATAACCGCCTGCGTTTGAGCCATTAGGAGTAGGAGTGGCATGAGTTGTGATATAGAACTCAGTACCAGGATATTTCTTTTCACATTCGCGGAAAATCCTTTCAGCAAGAATTCTTACACTAATACCATACCCTTTACCCATGGGGTAGCCATTACAATAATTATATCCAGTGGCGGTACATTGACATTTCATTGCTTCATCAGAAATACGAGGAATAATAATTGCATCCCACAAGGCAGCTTTGGTTTGTTTTCCAACAACCCCATCAGGTTGCAATCCCATCGCGCATTGGAATTGTTTAATGGCTGTTTTAGTTTTTGAACCCATTTTTCCATCAGCCATCCCAACAACCATTCCAAAACCCCATTCAATTAGGCGAGTTTGAATCTCGAGGACAGAGGGATCTTCTGGAACTTCTACTGCTTTTTCATCTTCTGTTTTAGTTACTAGTTCAAGAGCTGCCCAAGTTTGTTTTCCACAAATACCATCTTTCTCAAGTCTATGGTCGTACTAAAAAGCTTCACAGGCTTTTTTGCACTTAGTACCCCAAATTCCATCAATTTCCCCACAGTCATATCCAGCTTGGGTAAGTAATTCTTGAGCATATTTTACTATTTCTCCCCTCATTTTGGGGAAAGTTATTTTTAAAGTCTTTAAAATCATAAAAATCCTCCATTAGAATAAAATTAAAGTCCACATTCTACCCAACGTTGCCCATCTTTTGAATAGTAAGGAACACACCAAACCCATTGCTCACCATCTGGACAGTAGAATACTTCATGGGGATAGTTATTAAATAAAACAGTATTAGTTTCGGTATAGTTAATTTCTAAATAGGGTCTATCATCTTCGTTTTCACTATCTGGGCCACCAAATTCTTTATAACTATTATTAACGTCAGATGATAAACCTCCTAAATATACATAGGTTAATCCATCTGTTTGGATGCCCTATATAGCTCCAGAAAGGTCAAATTCTGTTCTGGTACCAACACTCTTTGAAATGGTTCCTAAAGCTACTGGCATTACTCCTAATTGATTTGGAGCATAACCAATCGCTTTAACTTTTTCAACTGTAATACCGGCCTATAGATCAACAGAATTTCCTCCGCCACTACCGCCGTCAACATTTTTTACACTATAGTAAATACTGTTAATATATTTGTATCTAATCTTTGATAAATCAAAAGCTGTACAAGCTATGTAGGTATTATTACTCGAACTACCTGTTATACCAGCATACATATAACCAGTTTTAAAATCACATTCTTCTCCATTTAAGAAACCATCTATACCATCACTATCAATTATAGGATAAATCCTTATTGTCTTTGTAACTTCTCCTAAACATTCAATAGTTAAGTAAGGGGCATTTTCTCCTGTTTTATAAAAAGAAGACCAAGTTGAACTTCCGCTGCCATGAGTTAATCTAATGTATGGTGCCTCCTGAAGCGTAGCCTTATAAGAAGTTAAATCTATAATTGTCCAAGTGCCCGTACCGGAAGAAAATGTAAAATTTCCTAAAGAAGTACCACTATTCGCGTATCCGGTCGCCGCGGCCACATTTAATACATGGTCAGCATAAGTATCCTATCTACAAATATGAAGTTTTATTGAGAGTAAATCATAACTTTTTAATTCTCCAAAGTATAAGGCTGCAATGGCTGCGGGGCCGGCGCTTGTGGCGCCAGCCTCGATATATGTAGTAGTCGTAGAAAAATAAGGTTGCTCATCCATTTCTGGTGCACGTTGTACATAGGCAACTTGCATGGCCAAATCTTGAGAACTAGGTAAAAAACCAGCCATATGGCACCTCCTTATTCAATTGGTCTTAGCCAAATTGCTCCAATCTCTGGATCAGGTCTTTCTTGGCCATAGAAAACTTTATTTGTTAAATTTGTGAGACCACTTGATAATTTTCTAATTCTAAGATAGCCGCCAATAGAGAAAGAAATATTTGAAACAGAAGTAGTATTGTACCACAAAGCGGAACTAATGCCAACTCCGTTATCTTGGCCACGATTATCTGTACCATTAAAGCGTAGAAGACCATTATATAGGGTTAGAGTTCCTTCTAAAGTACCCATGCGTTCCTCGCCGGTTCTTGCCACTAAGCCGTCTTCATAAGTTGTTGTAGTGTTTGTAGAAAACCAATAGCGGCTTCTAGAGGGCGCCACATTATTAGCTTTGATATAGACATCTGTATTTGAGCCATGGGCAGGAACTTCATAGATAATTTCGACTTTATCTCCTTCAATCATACTGAATTCAACAGGTACATTATCTTCACAGATTCCATCAAACAAAATTGCATTTCCGTCAGCGGTAGAACCCCCGCTACCTTCATTTTCTGCTATTTTTTCATCTACATAAGTAATAGTAGATTCATAATTCTATGCTATTTTTTCATCTACATATGCTTTTGTAGTTGCGTGACTATCTACTGTAGGTGTGGCTAAGTTAGAAATTAGTTGCCCGCCCATATTAATCGTACCAGACATCGTACCACCAGTTAGTGGCAATACTTCAGATTCTTTTGCTGCACCAATTAGTTCTCTAACTTCTTCTGCGGTCTTAGTGGTCATTTCAGCAGAACCAGAACCGACTAAGAAATTATTTGCAGCAACGCCATTCAATCCTGTACCACCTTTTGTTGCGGGTAGAATGCCTGCCATATCTGGTAGTGAACCAATCGCGCCGCCACCTTGAATTGTTTGAATTGCATCATAAACCGCCTTAGCATCCGCCGCGGCGCCTTCAATGCTTAATGTATCATCAACAACTGGCACTGTGTAAGTTTCAGCAATACCAGGAAATTTTAATGTTTTTAAAGCTTTTGCCATTTAAGTTTCCTCCTTTTATTAGATACCATCTTTCCAAGTGCCATCTATTTTTACTTTCATAACTCCTTGCTTCCAAACACCATCAACTTTTACCCAAGGGATTCCAATTTTCCATTCTCCGTCTATTTTTATCCGTACGGATCCAGCAGAAACCCAATTGGCATATATTGTTATTGTTTGATTTGAAGAATTAATAGATTTTCCTAAAGCTGTAGCAAGAGCCTGCCCCGTATAGCTAGCATCATGATCTAGACTAATTCCAGAGCCATCAGCTTTAGTATTCCACTCTTTTCCATCCTCAGTCTTTTTCCCGGTTTTTGTTAAACCAAAGGTTTCTATATTTAATAAACCACTACTATAATTAGTTCCATAGTAATAATCTCTTACATAAGGCATTGGATAAGAAGAAGTTCCAGAACTGGATTGAGTACCACCATTAGCATCAAAAGTAACGGCAATTTTATATGGACTCCAAGTAGCATACAAAGTAACTGCTGCGCTTGGCGTATAAGAACCAGTAGAGCCAGAAGTAGCTGTACTAGAAGTTGCCCATCCATTAAACTTATATCCCATTCTAGTTGGAGTAGGTAAAGTAATTGAACCATTAGTATCTGTATATGTCCATTTTGCATATAGGGTTGTATTTGCAGAAAAACTGTAAGTTGAACCAGCAGTATAGTCAGTACCTGTTCCATCTGCCTTTGAATTCCACTTGCTAAAAGTATATTTTCGAGTTTTACTTGAAGTTAAAGAGGCAGTGTCACAAGTTCCGCCGTTAGCATTAAAAGTAACTTTATAACCGGTTACTGTTCCGTTCGCGCGAGTGAAACTATTAGTTGCTAGTTTAATAGAAGCACTAGAAGTGCCAGTACCAGTCGTCGCCGCGGTTGTACCCGTTCCTCCGTTAGCGTTGTAAGAAACAGTTATTTTCTTGACAAGAGTCATTGTATAGCCAGTAATGTTATTCCAAGTGCCTGGCCCGCTTACGGCACCACCACCAGTTTGGACATCTAAATCAACACTCACAACATTTTTAGAAGAATCGTAAGGAATTGTAAATTTCTATGTATGAGTATAAGTTCCAGCATTCCATTGAACAGTTTTAAAAAATTCGGGATCAAGGGTTGGAGATTGTCCATTAATAGTACCAGTAAAACCACGTCTGTTCGTACCACTAGGACCGATAGAGGTACCACTATCACACTTTACAGTAAAAGTAGAGTCAATAACCCAGTTACTCCCACTGATTGAAGAGCTATAGGCCGTGAAAGTTAAATGTTGATATCCAGATTGACTATTAAATGTTATGTTTTTAATATCTGCCATTTATTTCACCTCAGTTATTACTCAGTATACTGGATATATAAATCACCATTTATACCTGTACTAGATGAAGGCGCGGAAGTGCCGTAAGTATAAGCATTATCAAGACGAGTCCAATCATACCAGGTTCCTGATCTACCTAGACGATAATAGAGTCTTGAAGATCCGCCATGGAGAATAAATTGGTGAGTGTAATTAGTTCCGCCATAACCTTTAATAACATACATTTTAAACCCATAACCTTTATTTGGATCTGGATAATTTATTAAAGGGTTCTCCGTATCAGTAACTGTAGAAGAAATACCACGATAGACTCCCGCTTCGGTATAAGTATTTAAATCGCTTCCGTTGGGAATAATTTCGCCTATTTCTACCATATCAAGTGCATTGATTAAAGCAGCAGTAACTTGGTGAGGGTTATTAAAATCACTTACGTGCTCATTAACAAAGTCAATCTCTGGGTCAGTTGTGTAGCTTTCAAATACTACATTACCATCATTATTTTCGTCTGAAGCAACAATGTTACTAATAAAGGTAGGTGCTTCAAACTCTGATAAAATTCCACTAATTACTACCTTACCATTCATAGGCTCAGTTAGTTTAATAGTAACATTACCTAATTCGTCAACCTCTCCATCTTGCATTACAGAAGCAAAAGTTCCATTTTCTGTAATTTGCGCGACATCAAAGACAAAAGCATTTTCACCGCAACCATGCTCAGAAGCAAGAATTCGATAGGTATAAAGCTATGTTGTTTCATCATAGGTCCAATCACCCGTACCAACTCTCTTCAAATACATATTCGCGCGGTCTGGCTAAATCGTATTTATCATGTCACGGATATCTTGATGAGCTTCGTTAGAAAGATTATGTTCTTCAATAAGAGTACCTGCCGCGGAAGCATCTTCAATTAATTCTCTGATATCTGGATGGGCATCTTCGGCTATATTATGATTTGTTACAGCTGTATTTGCTATCTCATTTGCGCGAGCCTCTGTAATAAAATCTTGAATTCGTGTAGTAATATGTTGCCATAATCTCGCAACACCATTTTCATTTAAAAAGCCCATTAATAAGTAACCTCCTCGGCATTATAAACAGTTAATCCACAGATATTATCAATTTCTTCCAATGTAATTGCTTCATCTTTATGAATCGCATTTTTGTCACATATATCATAAACAGCTTCATCATTAGGAAGTTTGATTTTTGAAATAATAGGATCGTCATGTGCCATTTATCTTTCCTCCTAAATTATAATACGCCGAAAATTGCGTCAATTTCTTCATCTGTTATTGCTACAATACTACTTAATCGTCTATCTTCTACATAATTAGTAGTTAATTGTTCAATAGTGATATTTTTACTTGTGGCCAACTCAAAATCAGAATCACTCAATAAGTTGTATGTATATGGTGAAACACTTATTGTTATCGCATTTGTATTCGCGGCATTAGATATGATAAAATAAATAGATTCATAATTAATTGGAGACCAAGATATGTTTAAATTAACTTTAAGATTTTTAATATATAAATTTCTTAATGAACTGCACATTCTAAAAGCATCTCGCCAACTTCCAGATTTTGCACCAAAGTTAGTAACATTAATAGCATCAAAAGTACCAGCATTTTCAATAGCGGTTGCTTCACACATTAGTCCTCGACAGTCACTGGGCAGAGTAATATTGAAATCAGGGTCATCGTGACCAAAAATACCTATTGTTCTGGCACCATAGTAACTAAACACCTGCGTCGCCCATGTTGCTTTTGCAAAACTATCTCGATATGTTTTATTTCCCCAGTTAGGGTCATTGTTTACATTAAAAGCGAGATAAAAAGATTTAAATGTATTATCAGGAATAGTTGAATAGCATAATGGTAATTGAGATGTATAATATAGCGTATAATTTGTTCTTCTGGTAACATCACTTATGTAAGAATTATCGCTCCAAAAGATACAGTTTATATACTGCGCGAATTGTACTTGATATGAACCTTGGTTGCCCTGACTCCATTTTGAGTACATGGCTTCATTATTCATATCAAATAAGATATTTGAAAACTATTTAACACCTTCCAACCAAGAATAATATGTCCCTAGCGCACCAGGAAAGGCGGTTAAGGATAAAATTGAATTATCCGATGTTGGAACAATTTCAAATACATCATCTTCTACAAAAGTTATCTCAACATTTGAATTAGCTGGATATACTTTAGAAATACCATTGGTAATAATTGTTACATCTTCAATACAATAAAACCCTAATACTGTATTCGAACTTAACTTTTGATATAGAGCATCAACATATTCAACATCGGCCTTTTTTGTTATGGCTTCATTTAATACATCAACAACTTCTTCATTTTCTTGAAAAGCAGCAGCTAACTCTCCAAGAGTATCTAAAGTTTCTGGCGCCGCATTGACTAAATCAGCGACTTTTTCATCTACATAATTCTCGGTTGCAACCTTTTTGCTTCCTTCATCTTGATTTGTTCCTGATGTAGAGCCAGTATAAATATCTCCTTGGAACCAAGCCTCGCCAGTCCATTTTACTGTATGAGCATTTGAACGAGTTGACCCATCGCCATTACCAAGAATATGGGCAAAAGTGCTATTTGCGTCAGCAATATTATATCTACCTTGCACATGCTGATGTAATGAATCTGCAATAGTATAAGAGCCTTCTGCATGACTAAAAACGCCATTTGCTTCAACATATTGGCCTTCAGCGTGCGCGCCAGTTGCATTTGCTTGAGCGTAACTACCTTCAGCATGCGCATAAGTTGCATTTTCATTTGTACTGGAATAATTGCCTTCTGCATGGGAATAACCACCTGCCGCAGTTGTAAAATTTCCTTCAGCATGAGAATAATGACCTGAAGAAGTGGTGTTGTTACCTTCCGCGTGGGAATTATTACCAGAAGCAGTTGTACTCGCTCCTTCTGCGTGAGCATATCTTGCAGTCGCATGAGTATCATAGCCTTCCGCGTGCGAGGCTGCTGCAGTAGCTTCCGTTTCATAACCCTCTGTGTGGGAATGCGTACCAGAAGCAGTGGTACCAAAACCAGAAGCAAATGAATTTTTTCCTTTTGCAAAGGTACCGTTTCCAATTGCAAAAGCATTTTCACCAAGGGAATAACTTTCATCTTCACTAGCAGTATTTATTCCCCGTAAAGAACCTGAGGTCGTACCATCTACTAAATTATGTGGCGCCGCAGCGTCATAAATATCGTAGACGATTTCATTATTAGGCAATTTAATTTGTTTAATTCTTGCCATTTGTATGAGCCTCCTTAATTATCTTTTTCAAATTATTGAAGGCAAAAAATTAAATTCTCTTTTCAAATTCAACTTCTACATTCAATATTAAATCCCTATACTGTTATTATACCATAAAGTATAGGTTTTGTCAAATTTATAAAACCAAAATTTCTTGGTTATTAACTGTCGCCCGAGATAGCGAAGTTACACTAAGCATATCAGGTAAATCATTTACATTGGTTTCTCCATCTCCAATCATTAAACTGATTGAATTATCTGGATTATCCATTATAATAATTACATTTTCTTTTGGAATGTAGTTGGCTTTAAGCCAATTTTCTTTTGTGTCTCGTTTAATAATTGCAGGATTTTTCTTTGCCATTTTAAACTCCTCACGCATTGTATTTAAAAAGCCTCTCCCCTATGTAGAGGAGAGGCCTTTTGTTCTATTATTTAATTAGTTAGTTAAAACTGAGTGAGTTAGATTACTGAACAGTAACATTCTTCTCAGCAACTACGATATCGCCTACGGCAACTTCGATAGCAGCAGGATTGAACTGAGCAGTCTTAACAGCGTAATCGTGGCAAGTACCAGCAACGGCAACGTCAGCTTCAGTGCCAGCGAACGCAGCATTGATATCAACGGTCTTACCAGTGAAGGTAGCAGCATCGATATCGGCCTTCTGATAGGAAACGCCAGTGACTAGCGCGCCTTCAGCCTTGGTACCAGCGAAAGCAAGGTTAGCTAGAGCAGCCTTATCATAGGAAACACCAGTTACTAGAGCTTCAGCAGCCTTAATACCAGTGAAGGAAGCGCTCTGTACGCCTACTACCTGCTCAGCCATAGTGGGTAGACTATTAGCGGTGAATTCGTCAGCAGCCTTGGAACCACCATTGAAAGCGTTAATCTTGGAAGCAGAAATAGCTTCAAGACCAGCAGCAGTAAATACTAGAGTTTCATTGTCGTCAACGGTACCAACGATACCTTCCTTAGCTACGCTATAATCAGCAGCAGCATAATCAAGAGTTGCAGCGGTGAAAGCACCTTCCTTGAAGGAAGCCTGAGTACCTACACCAGTGATAGCATTGAAGGTCGCGCCGGATAGAGCAACGGAAACTTCGCCAGCAGGAGTGTAATCAGCCTTGGTTAGAGTTGCAGGAGTAGCAGCATGAGTAAAGTCAGCAGAAACAGTACCAGCAGGAGTATAATCACCCTTGGTTAGAGTAGCATCAGCAGCAGCATACTTGGCAGTTACAGCAATTTCACCATCTACCGCAACTGTACCAGTTACATTACCAGCAGGGGTGAACTTACCAGTAGAGTTCACAGCCTGCTCAGACTGTTCAAGTTCAACAGTGATGGAACCAGCAGACTGACCAGTAGCCTTTACGCCAGTAATGGTCTCGCCAGCAACGGTGCCGGCGGCGCTGTCTTTGTAAGCTAGATCGCCAAGTTCGCTCTTTAACTGATAGGGTTTTAAAGCTTCATTTAGAGCAGTCTCAGTTACATAACCGGTTAGGCTCATCTTGGTGGAGCCGATAGCTTCCCAAGTATAGGTATAAGCGCCTTCCGCACCAGAACGAATAGTGATATACTCAACGTACTCACCAGCAGCAGAGTCAGCATTCTGGATTAGGTATAGCTTATACATTGTATCAGCAGAAGCAGCAACATTAGGTTTGCCATCGTCGCCAGCTGTGCCAATTACTACGTCAAACTTATTAATGGAACCGACCTGAGCGTCAACATATTCCTTAATTTTTGTATCGCTTTCAAATACGCCGTCTTTCTGTACATAACTTAGAGCAGCAAGGTCAGCAGAAATAGATTCAATACTTTCACGAGCAATAACGTCTTTTACTTCATAAGTCTTTCCACCAATTTGAATTTTGGAAAGTAGTCCGTTAGCTTCAACTTTCTTTGCGTTTAGGATTTCTAAAGCCATTTTAAAATTCCTCCAAAAAATCATTTTTTTTAGTCTTGGGTGAAGATAATTAATTCTTCATCCGCATTTATCGTTAATTCAAACTTTTCACTAAGCTCCTTTGTAATGGCTCTTTGTGTCATTGTGCCATCTTCATTGTCGCCAGTGGTTGAATATAACTTCATAACTCCAGCAAGCTCTTCTGAGGCTAAATTTAAATCTTTATTTAGTTTCTCATAGTTCTCGCCGTTAAAATAATAAAGTTGACTTGTTTTCAAGTCGATGTAGAGTCTTGTTGTATAAGCAAGAATCTATATTGTGCAGTCGGCGTCTTCGTAGAAGTTATCTTCTTTATAATACCCTTGCTGAATAAAGTCATTCATAAACTTTAAATGGCCAAAGGTACTTACTCCGTCGCCGCATACGGCGCGAAGACCATTTCTAGCAGTATCAACTAGACAAATTTCACCATTTGCAGGAATAAAAGTATCCTTTATCTTCGCATAATTGTAATCATTATCACGTCTTAGTCTTAGAACTGCATTTATCATTATCGGTGACCTCCTTAGATGTTATCAGTTGCGGAGCCACCGTAGAAAATTACATATTCTCCCTCAGTTTGAGTTAGTTTATTGACATTAATTGAAGCCATATAATAAGGCTCAATTGCATAGTGACATTCATCATTGCTTAGGTTGATTCTAATGGAATCAGAAGCAATTTTTAATCCATCGGCATTATACCAATCGATTCGATAGCTATAACCGATATATCTCTGAAGACTTGATTGGTCTCCATAATAACTCCAAGAATCAGAAGCTTCATCATACTTAGCAACAGCTAACCATGTGGGCTGGAACTTTCTTCCATAAGCATCTTCCTTTAGGTCATATAGAATCTCTGGGTCTTCATTTCCATTTAAGTTTTCTTTATAACCAACTGCTTCCTCATTGGGAGCATAAGTTCTTAAAGTGACATAATAAGCATTTGGGTCGCCGCCTGGGCCAACTGCTTGTTTGTGATAATCGGCATCAGCAGGGCACATAATACGGATTTCTTTTTCACCGATATCGACTAATGTTCCTTCGGGAGCATCTAAAATCTCATATTTGTTTAGGCTAGAAAGTTCACGGACTTCTTCTTTGGAAGCATAATCTTCCATAATGGCCGCAACATCCTGCTGAATTTCTTCAACTACGTCATTTGTTACGTAATTGCTTAGGTCAGCAATACCTGCTAGTTTATCCCATTCAGTACCGGTCCAAGCAACGTTATCACCGGCTTCGATATTATCAGCAACACTGGGGTTTTTGATGTTATAAACATCACCAATCTCATTGTCTTCTGTTGATAGGTCAGAAAAATTATCAACACTGCCGCGGAAGTTATAAACAGTTGCTACTTTATCTTCTAAAGCTTTTACTCTTTTCGCCAGGTCTTCAACAGTATCAGTGTTTGGCAACTCCCAAACAACTTCTCCATCTTCTCCCTTCACTAAATGTGCGCCAACTTCTGCGTCTTCAAACCCAACAAGTTGAATATTTTTGTCTTTAATTAAAATTGATTTTCCGTCACCAGAAAGTTCTTCGCCGCCAAAGTATTCAAGTTGTTCCCAGGATTTTACTCCATCGCCAACTTTCATCTTAACTTTTCCGCT